TTAAAAGCCTCAAGACACTTTTTGTTGATCACTTTCGTTTTCTCCATTGGTAAACGACTGTTTCACTAGGCGTTAGCTTTTTGGGCTGATCGTCTAAGGTACGAGCAAATTCTGCTTTAAAATTTGCCCACTTTTTCTTGTAAAAGTCTTGCTCACTAGCTGGAATGTAGCCATGTTGCTTTCTCCAGCGCAAAGCTATATCTGTAGAACTTGGGGTATAAATAAAGTTATTTTCCATATTTTCTATCTGCCTCTCGTTTTAAACAAACTCCACATTTCCATCTACTTATTTTGTTAATCTTTACCAACTTAAAATCACTAGCTGGTCGTAGAACTTGACAACTAACACACCACTTTCTGTCCATCCCAGCCTTCCTTTAAATAACCGAATTCTGACGCATCGCATACGGCTCTCAAATCTAAACATACATCGCATTTGTCCACCCATATCCTATATTGGTGATCTTTTGGTTTATGGACTCCCCAGGTGCTACCACAAGGGGAGCAAACATTATCAGGCTGCTCCTGTGCTAGTTTCATTAAATTGGGCTTTCATGTCGTTGTAAGCGTTAGTGATAGCATCTAAAAACTTAGCATTGCCCTTGTATTTCTTGTAAGATGATGCAAAGGCCACCTTGAGTTCGGCAGGGCTTTTACTTGCCCTAATTTCTGCAATATCAGCCGTTGGCGTACTTTCTGTATCTACATCATCCCACAAATCTTCCCCTACATATAGGCTTAATCCTAGACCATGTAGAGCTATTGCTTTAGCCAGACAACGCTGCATAGCAGTATTTACGGCAAACGCATCAGGGTTAGGCACAGCCTTATTTCGGTAGTCCATTACAGGCAACTGGGCAGTCATAGACTTGCCAAAGGCGGTTACTGTACAAAAGACCATTACTGTATCGCCAAACGATACAGGCTGACCATAAGTCCATGTAGCCTCTGGGTCGTGTTGCAACAATGTATCAACAGCCCATGCCCAACTCAGATAACTAAGATTGTTTTTCTTTTCTATCTTGCTAGAAACATCTACATTTCTAAGTTCTAAATATTTACTCATTTTGATTCCTTCACTATGTTAATCGGATCTCTGCTACTTTTTCCATGTAAGCCCAGCTATGGTAATACAGCTTGCGACCTAGGGACTCCCAATCTTTTCTTGCTACGCAATCACGAATAAACTCTTGTAGATCTGTATCGTCTACATCTTGCCCAATAGATTCAGCAAAATTGCCTAGGTCTGTAGGATCAAACTCAGGGTCATTCTTGACTGCATCGTAGATACGCTCATCCAGTTGCTCTTGCTCTGCTTGGTCATCGTATGGTGCTTCATAATAAGAATTGTTGTTGTACATTTATCTTCTCCACGAATTGTTAAAGTTGTTGTAGAACAAGAACGCTGGGGGATTCTGCATAGGACAATCATTTGTCTTATAGCAAGGCGTTTGATCTACTACATCGGTCTTATAGCGTTTGATTGGGATTGGCGCACAGCCTACCAAAGAGATTGCTAGGATAAAGACTAAAGCTCTCATAATGTATAAACACCAATACGAAAGCCATAGACGCTAATTACAAAAGCTACGATTACAAATCCTAGTAAGCCACCTAAAATAAAGTCTTTCATGCTAACTCCTTCACGAGTTGTTAAATTATTTAATAGATAAATTTTTAGCTACTGTTTTAGCAATAAAGCTCCAATTTTGTGCATCAAGTTTGCTGTACATATTGCTTTTGCTAGTTTGTTTTAAATATTTTGAGTAATCAATATTTGTTGGCAAACCTTTTGTTGCTAAAGCTAAAGTTTCTTGGTAGTTCATTTTGTACCCCTTCACGAGTGTTAAAAAAGACTGCATGGATAAATACTAATCTACAAATGTAGAGATTTGCAACAAATGTAGAAAATATTTTTATGTGTTGTTTTTATGCACACTTTTAGGATGGTGTAGAATAAAATGTCTACAAAGGAGCATATATGAATACTGTTGTAAATCTGCCACAAACAAGTTCATTCGACAAATTAATGACCGAATTTGGGACTATCAAGATCCTATGCGAAAAGATAGGGGTTAAGTATGTAACGGCCTATGCCTGGAAGATGCGGAACGGCATCCCTAAAAAATGGCATACAGCGATCATAGAGGCATCAGAAGGAAGATTGACAGAGAATGACCTCGGTTAGCCAAAATGCTCGCACAATCTCTCTAATGGAGTCTAGGGGGTATAAGTGCGACCTAGTGGAATCCTACAATCACTTCTCTAAAAGGAAAAAGGATTTATTCAATATTTTTGACATTCTTGCTATTGGCAATGGGGAAACAGTAGGCATCCAAATCACTAGCAAATCCAATATGTCATCTAGGATTAAGAAGATTTCTGAGTCTGAATTCTTGCCAGAGCTGGTGCGATCTGGGTGGAAGATCCTAGTTTTAGGATGGTTTAAGCAGCCCAATGGAAGATGGGCTTGCAAAGAGTTTGAGATGTGATGTATAGTCTAGTTTCCTGTGTTGGCGGCTCTAACGACATCGTAGCGACACAGGAGCAGTAAAGCGTTACTAGTAGGGTAAGAGGCTGAAACAGCGCAATATGGGTGGCGAAGATAGTGCCCATGCCTCGCAAGACTGTCGGGTTCTGTAACTCCGATGGAGCAGATGAAGGCGAATCTAGGTAGGCTAGGTTCGTTCACCGAAAGAGCAGTAACCTTACTAAAGACTTTAATACTACTAATCAGTTTATATAACTATCTTATAAACTTCTACATTGCATGAAATTTCAATAAAAAAATGTAGCGTAAATTACACAAAAAATAATCCTTGCATCAATGTAGATTTGTAGATTAAGATCTAAGTTATGAGAGAAATTAGAAAATCCATGACTGGTCTATGTGCCGATGCCAGTAGTTGTTTTCCTACTTGGCAAAAAAAATCACTTAAGCTCGATTGGCTAAAAAATAGAGTCCTCTACAGGGGAACTACTAATCTTGGCGAGATCATCTGTACGCCTGTGTTCTTTGGTACAGATGAGCAAAAGACAGGGTTAATAATGGATGCCGTAACAGGCACTTGCTACAAAGGTAGTAAATGCTGCACATCTGATAATCTAGAGCTGCTTTCCTATAAACCAGAGCAAGGCCTAGATAAAGAACTTTTAGCCATGCGTAGTAATAAAACCCTAGGAGTCTAAATGTTAGAGCCAATACCTTTTGCTGGATATGTAGAGATAGATGAGGCAGTAGCGTGGACTGATGGCAAAGGAAATTATTTTGACAAAACCAGTTTTTTCCCAGTACATGACCTTATTCCACTCTATACCCATTCAGTAAAAGAAATTTCCCTATCGGGTAATTCTGCTCAAATATTAAGCAAAAATGACGAAACTTTACTGAACGGGAAATTAGAACTAACAGATGAGGAAATAATTGCAATAGCAAATGGATGTTTAGTGGGTGCTACTGCTTGGCATAACCCTGATTTAGACCCCATAGAGTTTGCTAGAGCAATACTAAGAAAGGCACAAGAGAAATGAGTTTTACAATCATGCAGCATGATGGCATGAAAGTAATTATGTGGTTTCAAAATATAGATCAACTTATAGCTAGTATGGAAAAAAATCCTAAAGATAGGTACTGGAGAAACCCATGAAAAAATTTAAGGAGATACTTCTACATGAAGTTGCTGAAAGACAACGCCTGGAACAAGTTGAGGGTCGCAAAGTGGATCGGAACAATCCTGTGTTTGATCGGGATATTTCTCACCTCATTAAATTTCTACCCAATCAACCTTCATTTTGGTTTAATAGGTAGTGCGATCTGGGCGTTAGTTGGTATATACCAAGAGGATATACCATTGTTTATTGTAGAATTTGTAGCAGTTTTATTTTATGTAGTTGGTGTCTATTACTCGTGAAGGAGCAATAATGGAAAGTCTATTTGAAACATTCTGGGCTTTATACCCAAGGAAAGTAAGTAAAAGAGTAGCGCAGCGTAAGTTTGAGGCTTTAAAATCAGACGAGCAAAAGCTGGCATTAGAGGCCCTGCCAAATCATCTTAAGTATTGGAAGTCTAAGAATACTGAGATGGATTTCATACCCCATGCAGCCACTTGGATTGGGCAATATAGGTTTGAGGATGAAATTGTAATAGAGGAGGCTAAAGTTAATAAACGGCCAGAGTTGCCTTGGTATAGCTCAGAAGAACTCACAATGAAAAAAGCTCAAGAGATAGGTGTACAAGCGTATGCAGGAGAAGGATGGCAACAATGGAGAGCAAGAATTAGCCAGAAGATTAAACAATTAGAGGAGCAACTTTGAACTATTTATCAGTATGCTCTGGCATAGAGGCAGCAACAGTAGCATGGCATCACATGGGGTGGAAACCAGTAGGCTTTAGCGAAATTGAGAAGTTTCCTAGCCAAGTGCTTGCACACCACTATCCACAAGTTACCAACTTTGGTGACATGACTAAATATAAAGAATGGAAATTAGATGACTCAATCGGACTTTTGGTCGGAGGAACTCCCTGCCAA